GCGTGGTCGGCGGCGAGGTCGGCCGCGGCGGCGGCGGAGGCGGCGGCGGGGTCGGCGGCGGCGGCGGCGGCGGCGGCGGCGGCATATGTTGTCTATCGAGATGTTTTGCTTCGGTTACTCAAGGAGGCCAAGCCGTGATCACGCTTGCCCTGCTAACCCGCGACGACGCCAGCCTTTCGGCATCCGTCTCCCCCGACGCAGTCGCGCTCAAAGAGCAAGCACTTGCCGAAGGGGCGATGATCTTCCGCGTCAGCAACCCGGACGAGAACGCCGCGGCGGTGTCAGCGCAGGCGGCGTGCAGGAAAGTGCTCAAGCTCGTCGAGGAATGCCGTGTTGCGGTGAAGCAGCCGATCCTCGATTACGGCCGGGCCATCGACGCGACCGCGAAGGCGTTCGTCGAGGAACTGCGGCTGGAAGAGGCCCGAATCGCCAAGCACATCGGCGACTATAAGACCGCCGAGGCCGCCAAAATCCGCGCCGCAGAGGCCGCGCGCCAGGCCGAACTCAACGAGATCGAGCGTCGTCGCCAGGAGGAGCTTGCAAAGGCCGAAACTCACGATCAGCGGGACGTAGTCAACGCACGGGCGGACGAGGAGGCCAAGGCGGCAGCGCCGGCCGTCGTGCAGGTGCGGGCCGATGGGCAACGACTTCGGGACGAGTGGGAGATCACACAGATCAACGAGTGGGCGCTGGCCAAGGCGCACCCGGAGCTTGTGCGGCGCATCGAGTTCGATATGCCCAAGGTGAAGGCCGCGCTGGATCTCTTTGATGGGAAACTCCCGGGCGTAATAGCGCAGAAGGTCGTCAAATCCTCCGTGCGCCTGCCGGTGGGGCGGCCGGTGATTGTGGAGGCGAGATGATCTCCTTCTTCGTCCCAGGCCACCCGAAGACAGCCGGCAGCAAGCGCGCGTTCATGCGACCCGGAATGCGATTTCCTGTCATCGTGGACGACTGCAAGAAGGGCAAGGACTGGCGCGGTGACGTGAAACGATTCGCGATTGATGCGTACAAAGGGCCACTGATCGAGGGGCCCTTGCGAGTCCGGATGGTTTTCACGATGGCGCGGCCGAAGGGTCATTTCCGCTCCGGCAAACACGCGCACTTGCTGAGGGACGGGGCAAGAATCGAACACGCCAGCAAGCCCGACGTGCTGAAGATGGCCAGAGCTGTCGAGGACGCGCTGACGGGGATCATTTGGCGCGACGACGCCCAAATCTACGACGAGCACCTTACGAAGCTTTACGGGGAGACCCCGGGGGTGATGGTGGCGGTCGAGAGTCTCCCGATAAATCTCGCGGTGCCAGACCCGTACGAACGCCAAGCGGCTTTGGCATTGGCACAAGTGAAGGCATGAGCGCCCCATTGAAACCACGCTTCCATCGCCAAATCGCCCTGTTCGCTGCACGCGAGGTATGCGAGGCGATCGAGCCGCATTGTGAGCCCGCCCGGCTCAAGGTCTGCGGTAGCCTCCGGCGGGGGCGAAAGTATGTCGGCGCCGTCGAGATCGTATTCGTTCCAAAAATGGTCGATTCGAAGGCCGATCTATTCGCTACGTCGCTCGTTCCCTCGACCGACGCCGCACTTAACTCGCTCATCGACGACGGCATCTTGGCCAAGCGCAAGAACGTGAAAGGCTCTGAGATGTGGGGCGAGAAGAACAAGCTCGCGGTGCACGTCCGGACGGGCGTCCCTGTTGACTTTTTTGCCACGACCGAAAGCGCTTGGTGGAACTATGTCGTCTGCCGGACCGGCCCAGGCGAATCCAATATCGCGATCGAGGTAGCCGCCCAGCGAAAGGGCTGGAAGTGGAATCCCTACGGCGAGGGGTTCACGGACGGCGGCAAAGTGATCCCCGTGCGGTCCGAGCGCGAGGCGTTCGAACTCGTCGGGTTGCCGTATAAGGAGCCGAAGGACAGATGACCTACGACCTCCTCCAATCCGAATATGGGATTGAAATCGACCGTGGCGCTTTAAATGCACTACTACAACGAAATCGACCCGAAGGCCTGCGCATGGTTACGCGAGCTAATGAAGGCCGGCCTGATTCCGGAGGGCGTCATTGATGACCGTTCGATCGTCGATGTCCGGCCAGATGACCTTCGTGGGTTTCGACAATGCCACTTTTTCGCCGGCATCGCGGGGTGGGCGGAGGCCCTCAGGCTCGCGCAATGGCCGGATGACAGAGATGTCTGGACCGCCAGTTGTCCATGTCAGCCGTTCAGTGTCGCGGGCAAAGGACGGGCCCATTCAGACGAGCGTCACCTCTGGCCCATCCTCCGACAGCTTGTCCGCGTCCGCCGCCCTGCAACGGTCATTGGCGAGCAGGTTGCAAGCCCGCTTGGCCGTAAATGGCTCGCTGGAGTATTCGCTGACTTGGAAGGAATGGGCTATGCCTGCGCGGGAGCCGATTTGTGCGCTGCGAGCGTCGGCGCACCGCACATTCGCCAGCGCCTTTACTGGGTGGGCAACGCCTCGAGCGACGGACGGGAAGTGCGGCAGCAGTTACACGGAGAATTGCGAGGGACGGGATTTGGCGAAGGATGCGCGCCTTGTAGGCACAAATGCACCGACGGAAAAACGAGGCGCATTAGCCCTGAACCCGGAGTTTTCCCGTTGGCTCATGGGGTATCCGGCCGAATGGGGCTCTTGCGGGGCTACGGCAATGCGATTGTTCCAGCGTGTGCGGCGGAATTCATCAAAGCGTTCCTAGAGTTATGACCTACGAAAAGCTCCAATCTCTCGGCATCGAGATCAACCGTGGCGCCCTAGCCTCCGGTTTCCGCGAGAATGAGCATCGGCCGGGGTCGGAGTGCTTCACGGACCCCGACGCTTCACGCAGGCGCGTAAAGCCCCCACCGCTCACAGAAGACCTGTCCCACCTCAACGGACGCCCTATGCGCGTTACGGCCTTTAAAGAGCTTTTGGCGTCCCGCGGCGAGTCGATTGACGGGCTGGCGCAGAAATCAGGCTTGGCGAGTAGCACGGTGCGCCAGTTGATCTCAAGCCCTCACCGGTATTCTGACGGCTCCAGGGCGCGCCTGAAACCGCTTCTTACGCCGGTGGAGTGGGCGATGGTCATCAGTTTTAGGGCAAACACGATCAAAACAGACGCAACAGCGGAGGAAATAGACAAGGTCTTGAATTATGTCAGATCCCGGACAGCGTTAACGCCGGGTCACCAAAACGCGGAATAAATGGCCTGGATCGAATCACACCAAGAGCTTGCGCGGCACCCCAAAGTGCTTCGCCTCGCTCGCTTACTGAAGATCAATAAAGCCCAAGCCATAGGGCATCTGCACCTTTTGTGGTGGTGGACTCTTGATTACTCTCCGACAGGCGAGTTATCGGCTTTCACCTCTTGCGAATTGGGATCGGCCGCGGAATGGCAAGGCGATGGAGATCAATTCAGAAAGGCGCTTGGCGAGTGCGGATTGGTGGATGAAGACGGGTCAATCCACGACTGGCACGACTACGCCGGGAAGCTAGTCGAGGCGCGGGAGTACGACAGGGCCAGAAAGAGAGCGGATCGGGCTGTCCGGCGGACGTCCACCGGACATCCACCGGACATCCACCGGAAGTCCGGCGTAGAGAACCCAACAGTACCGGACCCAACAGTACCCAACCAGAGAGGGAGTGAGAACGCGCGAGGTCCGGACCCGTGGCCTGCGGTCGCGGACGTGCGAACAGAATGCCAACTGCGCGGCATTCCCGAAGCCGTCGGGGAGGCGTTTTGGCTGCACTACGAGGCCCGGGGTTGGCTTGACGGCGCTGGCGTCGCAATCGCCAAGTGGCGCCCGAAGCTCACAACATGGGCAGCGCGTGATCGCGGCAAAGATACGGCCGGGAAGGCGCCACCAAACGGGGAAAAACCAATCGGGGCAGCACAATCGCTCATGCTCGCCCAGGAGGAACTAAAGCGCGTCGATGCCCGAATCCGAACCATTGTCGGGTCCTACGACGAGCACCAAACCAAGACCGAGAAAGACCGAGCCGAACTAAAGGCGCTCCGGGGAAGGGCGGCGGAACTGAAGGAGAAGTTGGGATTTAAGGCATGACACCAAAAAGCAAAACCAAAAGGAACGAAATGAAACACCTCACGATCGGAATGGTTATACTCTTGGCCGCGGCAACGACTGCGTTTTGCTTTGGAGAGCAAGGCAAGCGCGAGCAAATTATGCTCGCGGGCCACACCCTCGGCGTTTTGGCGATGTTTTGCGTCGCCGGCATGGCGCGGCAGGCTGAACTCGCAGACCGCCGGCGCGGGGATCACCTTGCGCCAAACAGGCGAGTTAAGCTCATGACCGGGCTCGCGCTGACGCTTGGCCCGACGCTGGCTCACGCGCTCGCACTTTTCATCTTTTTGGCCTGCGCCATCGGTGCGGGCGTCGGGCTGATCGGGTGGGGAGCGATCAAACTCTGGTCCGCTCTGGTCACGGTCGAGGAGCGAGTCAACGAGCGCAATGATGAGCTTGCGGCCGTGACAGACACGCCGCCGCCGCTTATTGCCGCCGCAGCGTCCCCAGAGTTACCAGAGTTACAAGCGGCAGCAGCGGACATCGCTACAGTTGCGCCGGGCTCCGATGAATACGAGACCGTCCTGGTCTCGACGCGCCCATGGTTGCACGTTACGAGGCCCCCGGGCGTGCGGCTTGAGTGGTCCATCAATCTTCTGGATTGGGTCGAGTGGGACGAGCAGCCTGTCGCAGCTACGTTGCCGTCGGCGTTTTGGAGGGCAAAGCGAGGCGAGGAATGAAGCCCAAAGGATGAACACCGCGGAATTGTCACGACGGATCGTTTGCTTGGTGATCAATAATCTGAATAGCCGGAAAGGGTTTGATTGGTGGTGGCACGATGTTGATGACGAAACGAAGCTAGAATTGATGGAGTCGTTAATCGAGCAAGTGGAGTTAGAATTGCAGGAACATGAAACCCGAACGTAAGAAACCATTCGCAGCCCCAAAATCCAAAGTCGGCCGCCCGGCCAAAATCACGCTGCCGGTCGTCGCCGAAGTCGGAAAGCTCATCGCTCTCGGGCTCACCGAGGAGCAGGCGTGCCTTGCGCAGAACCCGCCAGTGAACCTCGGATCGTATAGGTCCGCGTGCAATCGCAACGAGGAATTTGCTACAGCGGTAAAAAAGGCGCAGGCGGAATTTTTGGTTCGGGCGGTCAAAGCCATTTCCGAAGGCGGCGAAGTCGAATATGGACTGACCGCCGACGGTAAGCCGTCCCAACGGGTCAAGCAATGGACCGGCCTGGCCTGGATTCTCGAACGTCGCCACAAGCCGCAGTTCAACCGAGTCGAGGGGCATGCGATCACGGACTCGCAGGGCGGGGAACTGCTGACGGAGAAGGACATGCTGGAACTTGAGCAGATCACGAAGTCGGAAGTGAAGAAAGGGATCAACCGTGGCTAACCTGGCCGGCAGCACGATAGACGTCGTCACTGACGCCGTCCACAGGGCGATCGAGGCGAGAGTTAAAGAGGCTATCGACGCCGAGATAGAAAAGGCGAAGGGCGAGATCGAAAAGCGGATACGAGGCGACGCGGCGACCATCGCAGCAACAGTGCTACGACGCTTTTCGATGGAGCGATTCGGGGAAACTTTGCGAATCGAGATCGATTTCAAGAACGCGAAATGACCAAGCCCCCAAAACGCGTCCGTTTCTCCGAACTCTCCGCCGAGCAAAAGCGGGTGTTCTCCCGCCCGTCGGAATTCGGCCGGCGCGTCCTCAAGATCCCACTGACAAACGAGCAGGCCGCTGCGTGTGATTCGTTCATGCCGCATCGGGCGAACGTGTCCGTTCTCTGCTGCAACGAGGCCGGAAAAACTACGAAGATTCTCCCGACGGTCATCCTCTGGCACGTCTGCGTGTTTCCCCGGCGCGGCGAAAACGGGGGCGTGACGGCAACGTCGGGTTCCTGGGCGCAGGTCGAAAAGCAGCTCATGCCGGCGCTGCACGCGCAGTCGCCGAAGTTCCCCCGCTGGCGCTTCCTCGACACGGAGATCCAGCGTGACGGCAGCCCTAACTTCATGGCCTACGCGGTGACGAACCCGGGCCTTGCTGAAGGCTTCCACGGCTCGGAGGAAACGCCGCTGATGATGCTGTTTGATGAAGCGAAGTCCGTCCGGGATTCCATCATCGAAGCAGGCGAGAAACGATGCCGCCCGCAACGGCTCGGGCTGCTGTCGTCCCCAGGTTATTCACAGGGGAAGTTCTACGCGTCACACACATCCGAGGCCAAATACTGGACCCGCCACAAAATCACGTACGAGTCCTGTCCGTGGATCGACCGCGTCGAGATGCGGCGCGTTGTTGAGAAGGCCGGCGGTGGCGACTACGAGCGGGGACTGCAGGATCCGCTCATTCGATCGGCCTACTTCGCCGAATTCATGGCGTTCGTGAAGGATGCTTTACTGGCCCTGGCCGACATCGAGGAATGCATCGCAGCGCCACCGCAGGGCCGCCCAGGCAAGCGTCACGCGTTCTGCGACTTCGCCGGCGGTGGCGACGAGAACGCGATCGGCATCCGCATCGGGAACCGCGTTTGGCTCCAGGACTCCTGGCGCGACGACAACGAAATGGCGGCCGTGGGGCGCTTCGTGAAGAACTTCGTGCTCATGCGGGACAAGTGGGGATTTCGCGCCGATGAGATCGAAGGTGACGCGGACGGCATGGGAAGCCCGATGGTGAGCCGATTGCATGAGTTGGGCTGGGAGATCATCCCGTTCCACGGTAACAGCGCGCCGATGGACCCGCGTTACTACAACCGCATCGCAGAACTGTGGTATGACGGCGCCAAGGCTATCAAGGAACGCAAGATCATCATTCCGGACGACGAGGACCTAAAGGCCCAGATGCTCGACCGCATCGGCAAACTTCATTCCGACGGGCTAATTCAGCTTGAATCGAAGAAGGAGCTTTTTGCGCGGCAGGCGCGCGAGCAGCGCCAGAAGCGTTCGCCGGATCGAGCGGATGCAATCTTTGGGGCGATGGGAGATCTGCCCATCATCGAGTCCGTGAACATCGGCGGCCCGCAGCAGGAGCGCGGACCGTGGCACGATGACCCGGACATGGGCCCCGATACGGTCGAGCGGGAGGGCAGCATCCCAGAAGAGGTGTTGCGGGGGTTTGACGCGGGGGGATGAGTCGGCGCGTCAAGAATAGGTTGGACAAACCGTGTCCAATGTGGTTGGACTTGTCATGTCCTATGGATAGGACGAATGCACCAAAGTCATGAAGACCATATCGATCACGGTAACTGCCGCAGTAACTTCCGACAAGAAAACCCCAGCAGAACAGGAGTCTGACGCCAACTCGAAGGCGGACACGATCGCAGCCGAGGCCAAGAAAGCCGTCGCTGCAATCGGGAAAATCGGAACCGTGCAGGCTGCCGAATTGCGAGTTTCTTCGACTCGTGCGGCCGATCACGTTGCGGTCAGGGGGGTTGACCTAAAGGCGTGAGCCGCGAGCTTCTATCGAAGCTCCAAGGCGCACTTCAAGCACGGCAGACCTGGGAGCAGAGGCAGCGGCTTTGGTATGAGATGGGCCGCGATGGGCTGCGCCGTCGCAACAAGCCATTCCCCGGAGCATCGGATCTGCACTTGCCGATTGCCGACAGCGCGATCGAAAAGCTCAAGCCCTACTACGTCAATTCGGTCTTCTCGAGGCAGCTACTCGCTTCGTTCACTTCTCTCGCCCATGATCTCGGCGACGCGTCCGCCGCGGCTGCGGAGTTTTGCGATTACAAAATCCGGAAGGAATCGAACTACCCGCGGCAATTCGGATACTTCTGCCACTGGATGCTTGGGAGTGGTCGCGGGCTGCTGAAGGTCCGATGGGATAGTGAGGCGCGAGGCGGCAAGGGCTGCCTCTCCTTCGACGCGATTGATCCGGTTTACTTCATCACGACCGGCGAGGTTGACGACCCGGACGAAATGGACCTTTTCGCGCATGTCAGGCAGATCTCGGTCGCGAAATACAAGCGCAGCAAGGTCTATGTCCAGGACTCGGAGCTGATCGCGCTCATCCGCGGCGGCGATAACCAGGCCAGCCAGTGGAAAGACCAGGAGAAAGAATTCCGCGAGGGCATCACCGGCAGCACGAAGGAGGACGTGATCATCCTCTGGGAAACGTGGGAGCGCGTCGAAGAGGGGTGGAAAGTGCGAACGTTTTCGCCGTCACAACCAGACCGGCCCGTCCGACCGCCGTTCGTCTATGACGTCAAGTGGCAGGGTGATGCTCAGCAGCCGTTCGTTGCTGGGCAAATCGAGTTGACCGAAAAGGGTTGGTACGCGCCCAGGGGAGTCTCCGAGAAGGTCGCGCCTTACGAGGCTTACGGCTCCAAAGTATGGAACGCATCGGCCGACTGGCTTGAGTATGCGAACAAGCCCCTTTTCGAGCGTGACCCGTCGTCCCCGCTGGTGAATCACGGCCGCCAGACCATCAGGCCCGGCGAAATTCTGCCGCCAGGCATTCGCCCGGTGACGATGCCGGCGCCCCCGTTCAAGCTGGACGAGGAGATCAACCGCGTCCGGCAGTTGTCCGAGGAACTGCTGCAGGTTCCCGACTTTGGCGTCAGTCCCGACGGCAACGAGAAGGACACGCGCACGGCGACCGAGATGCAGTATATCGGCAGTTTTGCAAGTCAGGGCGTGCAGTATCGGGCGTGGATCAACGGGCTTTTCGAAGGCCAGATTTACCGCAAAGCCTGGGCGCTGCTGGTTAAGTACGCGAAGGAAGACCTGACCTACTTCGCCAGCAAGGAGCGAAAGGTCATGCCGGCGCAGGCGCTGCATGACAACTATCTGGTCGAGCCAGACGCCAGCCCAGACGCTTGGAACAAGCCCCAGCGCGTCCAGCGCAGCATCGCGCGGTTCCAGATGTTCGCCGGCCATCCCAACGTCAACCAAGAGGCGCTTGTTCGATCGGTCCTGCAAGACGACGATCCGAGGCTGGTCAAGGAGTTGTTCATTTCGACCAGGAACAAGGCTGCGAGCGAGTCGGAACATGAAGCGATGCAGATCCAGATCCTTCAGGACGGTTTCCCTGCTTCCGTCATGCCAGGCGAAGACCACCAGCTTAGGTTGCGCATTCTGTTCGGCAAGTTCGAGCAGTTGGGTCTTATGCCGCCACCATCCACCCCAGAGGAGCAGCAACGAATGTTTATTACGCGGACGCGGATGCAAGAGCACATCGCCGCGCACATGGAGGCGCTCCAGCAGGAGAATCCCGCCCTGGCGAAACAGTTCATGGGCGCGATCCAGGCCGTTGACCCGATGGCGCAGCCGGCCGACCCGTTGACCGCTGGTGCCGAGGGCGCGTTGCAGCCGTCGAATCCGATGGTTACTCCGCCGGCGGGGAGTGAATTGGCGCCGGGAATGGAAAGGATGGCCGTCGCATGATAAGCCATTTTCCCATTGTCGATTCGCCAGACTCGCCGGCATGGGAACGGCGGCACGCCGATTCATGGCGTGCATTTTTGGCCAGTGACACCGGTCAGCGATTGCGAATGGTGCTCAACTACCAGGAGCAGGCCGGGAACAGGATCGCAGTGCTCAAGCCAACCGGATCAGATCGCGCTTGCGGATACGCCGCCGGATGGTCTCAGGCCAGCGCCTACATCCTGCACAGTTTAGCCAAGGAGATTTCCAGTGAGGACGAAGACCCCGCGTCCGACTCTGAATCCACAGGGGTCCATTCCATGAGCGAAGCCGAACAGCCAGGCCGCTTATGAACAAAGGCTGAGAAGATATGGCATTTGATCTCGTAGAATTGGCAAAGGACGCGCAGGGACTCGATCCCGAGTTAGCGGCGCAAATGGCGCAGGATGCCGACGAGTGGCAGAAGCAAGGAAGGGACACCGACCTTGACGGCGACACTCCGGAGTCAGGCGACCAGACGCGCGACGAGCACGGACGATTCACCAGCCAGGAATCAGAGGGCGACAAGCCCGACGCCGACCAGGCCGGCGACGCTGCCCCAGCCAACGACGAGAAGCCAGACGCCAGTCAACCGGCAGAGCAACTACAAGCCAAAGAGCACAGCACAGAGACCAAAAAGGACGAGGCGGAAAAACAGCAGCAGGAACAGGGAAAATCCAAGTGGGCGCGCGAGCAGGAACGAAAGGCTAAAAGCTGGGAGGAACTGAACAACGCCAAGGAACAGTTCCGGCTCGAGCGCGAGCAATTCGAGGCGCAACAGAAATCGGTGTCCGTTAAGGACGAGGCCGGATTTACCGCAGCGCAATATCAGGATGCGGCGGCAAAGTTTGCCAGCAAAGCCCAGGCGATGCGGCAGCGGCAACTCGAGGCTGAGGCCCGGGGCGATTTCGAGGCGGCCGAAAAGATCGAGAGCGAAGCAGACCGGCACGACACACTCGCAAAGAATGCCAGTGAGCGGGCCGGCACCCTTTCGGCGACAGGGCCAAACGCGGCATGGTCGCGGCTGGCTCAAGACCTGCCCGAAGCTCTCCAGCGAGATTCCCAAATGTTCAGCGAGCTGCGGAAGGCAATCCGCGGCAATCCGTCGTTGATGGCTGATCCGTTCGGCCCATATCGGGCCGCGGTCCAAATTGGTCGCAAAGCATTGGGCGAAACGAAGGCTGCGCTTTCGAAAGCGCAAGCCGACGCCGCCCAAGTGCCAAAGCTCTCTAGGCAAGTGGAAGAACTGACGGCGAAAGTGAGAGAACTGACTCGATTGACCAGCTTGGAAGGCGAAGGCGGAATCATGTCTCGAGAAGGATCCGAAGGCAGACGGTTCGAGGATCTTAGTATCGCGGAGATGGAATCGCAGCTTGCCAACCTGATTGGGTAATTGAGCAGACGCCGCCTTTAAGGCGGCCGAAAGGCAGTTATGGCAATGACTTCACTCAGTAACCCCGCCAGCGTGGCGGATCGTTACCTGACGTATTTTTCGAAAAAGCTCCTGTACGTCCAGGAGGATGAACTGCGGTTGGACCAGTTTGGCTTGCAGGAAGATCTTCCGTCGCAGGCTGGATCGCGCACGATCCGTTTCTTCAAGCCGGCGAAAGCTAGCACCAGTCTCTATTCGAGTCCGACAGCGTCGGATGTTGTCCACGCGCTGACGGAAGGCACGGCGATTTCCAATTACCGGGAAAACGATTGGACGAAGGTCGACGCGACCCTGAAACAGTACGGTGCAGCGACCAAGATCAGCGACATTGTTACAATGACGGACGCTTTCAAGCCCGTCATGCAAAACATCGAGCTTATGGGCCGCGATGCCGCGCTTCACGCGGACACTGTCATCCGCAATGCGCTCGTCGGCTCGACGCATCCAGACGGGTCCACCACGCCGTTGACGCACAGCAGCAACGGGACGAATGGCTGTGAATTGTTCATAAATTACGACGGCTCTTCGCAAATCGCGAATAGCGGGACGAGTTCGACGAACTTCACCAACCTTTCCGCCGACACCAAGGACGAAGGCAAGGCAACCCGCCTTTTCGTTCTCGGCGCCGCAACCCGGCTCCGGGTGAACAAAGCCCCGAAGCTCAAGGGTGGATACGTGTGTCTGCTGCCTCCCCAGGTGGCGCATGACCTTTGCCGGGATGCCGATTACAAGGACGCCTTCAACGGCCGCGGTGCCGATGGCGTTTACAAGGGCCAAATGGGTCGGATCGACGGGTTCACGTTCGTTGAGCACACAAACCCATTCATCGAAGACGAAACGTATGGCACCTATGATTCAACCGACGACAACTCCGACGGCCTGATTTATTCGACGCTATTCCTCGGCGCCGGGGCCTACGGAGTGCCGAAGCTCAAGGGGACCAAGAGCCCGCTGAAGCCTCAGGTGTTCATCAACGATAAGGCGGACAAGTCCGACCCGTTGAACCAGTACGTGATCGCCGGTTGGAAAGCCTACTACATGGCGATGGGGCTGGATTCCGCCAACATCGTCGTTGGCCGAAGCAAATCCACGTTCGCGTAAAAGGGGAAAATGCTGAATCGGTGCGGCCGGTCGTCGGAAAACCGGCCGCACCAACCAATAGACAAATGAAAACCAATCTTGCCCTTGCGCTCTGGCTGCTGGCGCTCTGCGCGTCACCCGCGGCCACTCATACCACCATCAGAGTAACGCCTTCCCATAGTCTATCTCAGGCGCTCGCTGACGTGCCCTATCTTGAGGAGGGCACCAGGGCAACCATCGTCGTATCAGCCGGCGATTACCTCATCCCAACCAACACGACGACCTTGCTTCGGGACCGGGTCAACTGGCATTTCGAGACGGGGGCGCGACTGCTGTCCGGCAACACATCTGACACCAACTCGCGCGCATTCTTCTACGACACAAGCGGCGCGGTAACGTCGTCGATTACTGGCTATGGAGAGTTTCACATTTCGAACACCTACAGCGCAGTCCTGATAGTTACGAATCCAAGCTCGCGGGTTTCGTTCCAGTACTCGGCGTGGACGGCTGCAACCAATATTATCAACCCAAGCGGGTCCGTGAGCGTGTTGGGACCTGCTGACGAAAGAACGTTTTACGTTCACAGCAGCCAGAGCAACAAACTGGCCAGCACGATCGCCTCGGCAGGACCTGGCTCGACGATAATTCTTGGGCCCGGGCAGTTTACTTTATCCGCGGATGGAATTGTCATGCAAGACAATCAAAGTATCATCGGCCAAGGGATAGGAGTTACTCGCATTAACGGAGCGGAAGGAAGCGAGTCCGGAATTGCAATGGGGCACAACTGCATCATTAGAGAAATGACGATCGATATGTTTGGGGGGGGCGCTGTTCCAATAACAACAGACACAAGCGCCACCAACGGACTGATTGATAGAATCCACGCCATCGGAAACACCGATACGATCATCTGGCAGACGACAAACGGAAACTTGGCGTTTACGGCGCGCAACTTCGTTTCCGAGGGTCCGTATCATCATATCGTCACAAGTGGCACGAACACATCACTTTTTCGCTTCGTCGACTCCGAGTTTCGTGGGGACATGCTCAAAGACACGGAAGCTGTTAATGGATCGCGCAACATTAACTCTTTCACGCACAGCGGCGGCACACTGGAAATTACCAGGTGCCACGTCGTCATTTCAAACCCACTCACCGCTGAGATCATTATTGCGTCAGGCACAGCGCCAGCTTCACCTTCGTTTCGAATCTCTGGACTGAGCTATGACGTGGCTGTAACAAACGGAGGAATATTCAACCCGTGGTCATTTGGTCTGTACAGTGTCGGCTCAACTAACGCTTTCGCGGGATACAGTTTAACGCAGCCGGCTCACATTTCGACCAATGCGCTTTACTGGACCAACCCGCCCGGCCCGTGCGTGGTCTCGATGACATCGACGGCGACGCGGTCAAACTTTCTGCCACACATTGGCTTTCTTGGGCGGCCACGATACCCAGGACTGATCGTGACGGTAAAAGACGGCGCAAACAACGCCGGATCCGCAAATGTAACAGTTCTCCCGACAGGAGGCGCAACGATTGACGGTGCCGCAAGTTTCACGATCAGCACCAACGGCGGTGCGGTCTCGTTCGTAACTGGCGGCGACGGTGGAACAAATTGGCAAATACTCACGCGATGAACACATCAGATCTTTGTATTCCAGCCGCGGCCTTGTCCGAATCCGACGAGGGCGGCGAGACTATGGCGCCCGAGCAAGGCGATACCGTGGAAGTGACCATCGGCGGACGCGTGACGCGTGCCGAGGGCGGAAACATCTACATCCGCCCCGAGACGGCAAATGGGCAACCGATCAAGCCGGCCGGCGGCGAGACATACGACGAGGACGATGAAATGAGGCGGGAGATCGGCGCGATGGGCGGGAGTGCGGGCGGCGCGCTGTTGGCACTGCTGATCCTGCTGGTCTTCTCCGGCACGGCCGACGCCCAGGCGCTGCGTTTTGCGGGAGCGCGAGCAACGTCCGGCGGGGCCGTTTCCAACTGGGTTGGGAGCGTGGTTCGCCAGAACAATGCGATCACGGTCCGATTCACGAACGCGCCAGGCGTCGGCAACACGCTGCTGATGAACGATCGGACTGTCATTTGGACGAACGATACCCCGGGCGGGGCGACTCACATCCAACGGGGTTCAACTGCTGCGCTTTCAGCGGAAGCACTTTTCAACTACGCTAGCCTTCGGCCGTTTAGCAACATCGTGAGCTTTGCTGTTCAGGACGGCACAAACGTCGTTTTCGTTTCAGCCACTCGAACGACCGGAACAGAGCCGCAGATGTGGGGGACGAACTCGTCCGCAGGTCAAACGAACTGGGCGGTTGCGAATGCCACAAATACGATCGGGTCCGCTTCGCAGGTCCACAGCGTCGAGATCAACAACTTCAGCGGGTCCACGCTGTACCTTATGATTTTCGACAGCGAGACCAACAAGACAGCCAACGCAACCCCGCATTTCACCGCGGTTCCAATCACCACCGGAAGCGTCGGCGGGAAGGACTGGGGCGACGCCGGGGCGCCGTTCAACTACGGCGTGAACGTCTGCCTCAGCACGACACCTTTCAGCCTTACAAACGCGTCCGCCGGGGGGACGGCAACGATCATCTACACGCAGAAATAACAGCCATGAAACAGCTGCTCGTTGTAATTGCGTTTGCTTGGTCCGTCGCCGGTGTTCAAGGGGCATCGTTCACGGCTCCAAGCGGATCTGGAGGAAGCGCCACGAACGCTATAACCAGTATTAACTCGGACACCACCTTAACCCAGACGATTACGACTGGTTCAACCGGAACCGACGTCGGAGTGGCAACGTCGTCCGGCACTCACACGATCGCGTTGCCCAGCGCCGGCGCTGCTGTGCGCGGCGTGCTGTCTTCTAATGATTGGGGGCTATTTGTCGGCAAGCAAAACTCAAATGGGATGCTGACGATTTTGACGACAATGTACGCGACCGGGACGGGCTCACCCGAAAGCGCCGTGAGCGCACGCGTAGGAGCAATCTACGCGTGCACCAATACATGCACCGGGTCTGGCCTCTACGTGAAAACGAACGGCACCGGAACTACTGGTTGGTGGCAAATTCAAGACACGGTTGGCGTCGGCGGCAGCGGCGGCACCAACTTCCCGCCTGCGATCTACCTCGGCAGCGGGACAAACGTGACGCTTGGCGTCGGCGTCCGGCAATTCGTCACGACGGCAAAAGGCGCGACGTTCGGAATCAACTGGATTGGGACGCCGCTCGGCGGTGAAACGGTCCGTCTCGGCGTGTCAAACACGGCCGCATCGACCATCTACATGACGAACTATGCGGCGAGCGTGATTGCCGACTGTTTTGATCCATACGTTGCGAGCAATGTCACAGCGTTTGCCATCGCTGCCACATCGACGCGCTTTTTCGATTTCGCCTGGCATTCCAACTTCAGCGGCGGGACTATTCGTCAGGAGCTTCACTGGTCATCCGAGAAACAGCAGGAGCTTGCCGTCGCATCCGCTGGGGGAAATGGATTCCTCGCACTATCGACTAACGCGGCCGGCAGTATCGTTACAATCTCAAACGCATACATACCGCAAGCGTCGTCGATGGTGCTTTCGAACATTGTTGGCTTATCGTCCACGGTGTTCACGAATGTTCCGCTTGGTGGCACCAACATCAGCGTCAGAACGTCCGGCGGAACAAACTTCATCGACACAATCGGTGAGTTGAACAACTGGTCGTCCTATCCAACGAACGTTTGGAATAGTCGGCAAGGCGGAAGCGCGACGCTCACAAACCTAGCAGGAACAGGCGCAATAACAAACCGACCGACCATACTCACAAACTCAATCTGGATTAGTGCCGGGGCATTTGCTCCATACGGTGGTTCGGCGCTAGAAGGCGGACGCAACGGCGCAACAATAGGTAGCTACACCAACGCCGGCTCAACTTACGACCTTTGGGATTTCGACGACACCACGAACGAGGCCGTTACGGTAACGTGGGCGCCGCGTGGATTCGCCGGTGACGTGCTTGCCGACATTCACTGGATGACGACGAATACTCTTAACGGAGCCTCCAACGTGGTGTGGCAGATTGCAGTGAGTCAAATGGTGAGCAACAATCTTTTCGGCACGTTCAGCTACTTCACAAACAGCACGGTGCGGTTTTGGTCGTCCAACTCACTGCAAATCGCCAGGCTGCCATTGATCTCAGTCACCAACCTAAGCCCGGCAGAACTGCTCACGCTTCGTATCTCGAGAATGGGAACAGATGCAGGCGACACTGCCGCAGGAGATACCAGGTTGCTGGGTGCTAGGATTTCATTCACGCACACAAATTATCTCGGAGGCTATTGATATGAGAAAAGCTATTCTGTTTTCTCTAACCACTCTAACGCTCGCCGTTGCCATCAGGGCATCGACTGTTGTTTTGTTCAATCCGGCTTCGTCGCCAATCACAAATCAAGTGGTTCGGATTTTACCAAGCGAAGACACTCTCCGGTGGCTTGGACGCACGGATGTTCTATTCAACCCGTCGGTGCCACCTTCTACCAACGGACTCTGGAAAGTGACCAACGGCCTTGTGCTCAACTTCACACAAGTTGACCTAGATAGAGTAGCGGCAACAAACGCCATAAATACAGCGAATGCTATAGCTGCATTTGAAGCGTTTGAGCGAACTAATGCCGCGGCTGTCTTTGGCACATCCAAAAACGAACAATCTCGCAATTTGCGAATGGCCCTAGAGTTGGTGCTTTCTGAGATCAACATTCTTCGCACGAACGCCGGTCTTGGAATTCGGACCACGAATCAACTCAACGCTGCCATTTCAAATGCGCTCCTTAACGCTACTAACTAGCCTGCTGATTATCGCAACGGTTGCGTCGGCGCAGTTCTTTCTGCCTAGCAGAAGGAAGGCATTTCAAACCGTAGCGGCCGTTGGTGGCTTTTCTCCTACGGATATCTCGGGTCTCGATTTTTGGGCGAAAGCAGACGCTGAGGTATATGAAGATGCCGGCGGATCTGATGCCGCGGAGAACGGCGATCAGGTTTACGTATGGGGAGACAACAGCGGACTTAATCGCGATGCAATCCGAGACGGGACAGGTCCGACATATACGACAGGGGTTTTTAATGGGGGGACAATGCCGTCCATGCGGTTCAATGGAACAACAATGGCGCTTGATATCAATTCCGTCTCAACTGATTACGTTGGTGCGGATTTGCCTATCTCGATTTTTGTCGTGATCGATTTAGACGGGCCAGCGGCAAATGATTTCATCGTGTCTTTTACGAGGACAACGGACTCCGATGTCCTGTTTCGAGCATCTGCAACGGCCACCAATTGGCGATTCCAAAAGCGCGACGACGGAGCCGCGATCAAAACAGCGGACGCCGGCGCATCGGACCCGAGTCCGCATGTGGTGGCATTCATCTCAACTGGGATTGCCGTCTCTGTTTACGTCGATGGCGCGCTGTCTGGCAGTGCAGGGCTCGACGTGGACGTTGGAACAATAACACCAGATCGCGGTCGCATCGGCAGGGGTGGCTACTCCGGATCTGCTTACCTCGATGGAGATATAGGGGAATTGATTATTTATGATTCTGCTCTTTCAACAGGCGACCGGAATTCCGTCGAATCATACCTTAAAAGCAGATGGGGAACGCCGTGAGGGCTGCTGCGCTTGTATTGCTGATGTCTTGCTTTTGCTCGATCGGGGCAAGTCGATACTTCGATCCGGAGCTAACGTCTGGTGCCAACAATGGCACCGACTGGTCAAATGCATGGACAAACACACTGGGAACGCTTTCCGGAGGAGACACGTTGTTTTTATCCGGAGGGTCGACGCAGAAAGTCTACACAAATATCATGACCGTTCCGGATGGGACATTAAACAATTACATCCGCGTAAGAATCGGCCAGGACGCTGGCCATAGCGGTCGAGTGGTATTTTCGAATGCTCGATTGACGCACTCCGGAAGCGCATCGTGGATTTGGTTTGATGGAAGCAGAAGCGATGCATTCATTTCACCAACTAATCACCAGCAAGTAATTGCCGGTCCGTCGTGTATCACGAACAACATAGGGATTTGGATTGATGGATTAGTAGGGACAATCGACAGCGACACAAGTCCGGTGTTGTGGTCGCTTCCGACTGGTGTCGGGAATCTAAAATTCTCTTACATAGGGGTGACCGGGATGACAAACACGCTTATCCACTCTCGCGGGACCGTTTTCAACGCATCTCGTGGCGGCCGTTACACAAACATGATCTTCGAATACCTTTATTTGAACAATAACAGCGGCCAGCAATTCGCTTCGACATCGGACGCGGCAACAGAGCACGACGAAAAGGTCGTCAAGTATTGTTGGATCACAGGGAACGGAGAAGATCATTTTGAGGTTGGCGGTGGTTGGACGATTCGCGATTCAGTGATCGGCCCGTGTTCTGGAACTTCGGCGCATACTGATTTGTTCCAGTTCACCGGGAATTACTTCAAGGTCTACAATTGCGACATTCGAGAATCAATGAACGCCGTCCTTCGCTACCAGACACAGGGAGGTGTTTTGAGTCACAGTTTGATGTTTTTCAACAACATAGTTGCCGAACGATCAGCGCGTGCGAGATTCGGCGGAACGCGGAATGAATACATCCAATTCGTTCCATTCGACTCGCAGGCATCTGCTGGTGGGTTCCTAAACGGATATTCAAACGTCATTGTAGCTAACAATCTGTTTTACAACTCCATCAGCAACACTTTCGGAACAAATTACGGACTCGGAGAGTCCGAAATGTGTCGCACGGCATTCTTCGCGATGAGTCGTGGCAATTACGACACGAACAAGGTTATTTGGGATTCGAAGTTCGTAAACAATCTAGTCATCGACAAGGAGAAGGGAACGAGTTTCGCGGCGACAACAAATGCCAACCCAGCGTTGGGATACTGGAACTACACGACAAATGATTTCTGGGTTGACTATAACGTGTTTGCGGGAACGAATTCTGTTTTAACGACTCCAAGGCAAGTAAACTATCATGACGAGGACATTATGGACGGGGTGTCCGATTACTCATTCAGTAACACAACGAACTATCCAACTTTCAGCCCGCAACGCGAGGCATACTGGAAATTCGAACTCAGCGCAAAAGACACTGTGGCCCTAAACACCGGCTACGACCTTTCCGCCTATTTTAATTTCGATTCACTCAACAGGCCCCGCGGCGTCAATGGCGCATGGGACCGTGGGCCACTAGAGTTGCAGACAACGAACCTCATTGCCTGGCTCACGTTCGATGAATCCGACTGGACAGCGGCGCATAAAATCGTCGATTTCAGCGGATGGGGAAACCACGGGTGGAGGAGGGGGCACACAAACGACTATCTCACGAGCATTACAAATTGGCCGTCTCGATTTGCTGCAACCAATACGCCAGGCAGCAATCAGGTTGGATGGGCCGGACACTTTACTTGGACCAATTCGACATACGGCACATATACAAATGAAGGCGCCTACCTGGCACTAACGAATACATCCCAATTAACAAATTGGTCACAGGCGTCCGTGATGTGTTGGGCGCGACACTACCAAGTCACAACGAATAATTGCGACAATCCAGCGTTCAATTATCTCTGCGGACACACTGCCCAGTTTATTTCAGCGGGCGGAGGTGCGGCAGCTAAACCGTCATCGTGGAACTTTGGGAGAAATTCTTCAGCGCAAACAAGGCTATCAGTCCTGACGAACGGAACAGGGTCGTCAACGAGGGATAAAAACTTCCCGGACGAAAAAGATCCAACGGAAGAAACGTGGCTCGGAAACACCACCAACTGGAACCACTATGCATGGTCGTGGAGCAACGGGGTGATTCAGATGTATTTCAACGGGACAAATTGCGGTTCAGCGGACTACTCAGCGGTCACGAACAGGCTCAACCCTGGGATGAACGGCGGTGGCACTCCATGGATTGCCATCGGAGTCAATCATCACGGCGGCGATCAATGGTTACAAATTCAAGGAGGCGATGACTATCCAAACAACGGCTGGCTCCATGGCATTATTGACGATGTCCGCATTTACACGGGCGTCACACTCACAGCGACAAACATCTTGGACATTTACAGGGAACCGCAATACAGATCCGCGTATGAGGAATTCTTGATCGGGGCAGAGTCGGAGCCGGCAACTGTTACGACGGCTGTTTCACGGCAAACAAAACTCAGGGGAATCAAACTACGATGAGCAAAGACCAAAAAACCGAAACGGCATCATGGCTCCGCGGCGACCTCCCGACATGGGTCGCGGTCGTCCTGGTTAGTTTTATCGGATGGGGCGGCAAGCAAGCTTACGACCATTTCACGACCACTTTGGTCAAAGTCGTCGACACGATGCACAGCCACGACGTGCGGATCTCGATACTCGAAAAACGGCCATGAAAGAAACGCTGATCAAACTCTTGACCGGCGCACTCGCCAAGGGTGTCCGCTACGCTTTGACGATGGCCGGAGGGGCTGGAGTGGTTGACGGCGCTACGGGTGAAACTTACGAGCCCGAGAAACTCGCGGCGGGAATCGCCGCGGTCGTTGTTCCGTTCATCTGGTCAATCTGGGAGGACCGCGTCAAGAAGCGTAAAGCCGAATCCAACCCTTTGCAGGAAATGCCAACAACACCAACAACACCAAAAACACCATGAAAACCATACTCGCACTCATCACGCTCGCACTCGTCACGTTCGCCACGCAGGCGGCTCCGGTTCTCGAATTGAAGCAGGAACCGCGGATGTCCGTTGAAACGCTCGCTGCCATACGGTCCGTAAACATCGGCGACGGCGAGCAATATGGCGCCGGGCTGGGCCTGGGCTACAAGTTCAACTCGTACGTGACCGGCTGGGCCCGCGCGCTCGCCTACGAAACGGACAACTGGCGGGGTTCGACCATTGACGAGGCGAGCCTGCTCGTCGAAGCGCGACTCTTCAACAGCGGCAACGGCTCGTTCCGACTCGCGGCCATCGGTGGGGCCGATCGGGACTTCGACGCGCAAGACTGGGGGTTCTCCGTCGGACTCCGGGCAGGGCTTTCGCTGACGCCAAATTTGGGCTTGGTGGCCGAATCCAGGATCCGCGCGTGGTTCGACCAAGAAAAAGATCTGATTTCAACCGCCGGCCTAGCCTTTTCGTTCTGATGCCAGCCTACGAATACCAACAGGGCGGCAAGACCATCGTGCGCGTGCTTCCAGTGGAGCGCCGGGACGATTTCCCCGGGCGGGTTGTGATCCCGAGCACGCTGCACGTCTGCCCACGGGGCGAACCGACGCAGGGCGATCAAGTCCTGCGCGGGTTCTATCGGTGCGAGGAGAAGAACGGCACGGCTGCCGTCCGGAACACGGAGAAAGCTCTCGGGTTGACCGCGGGCAAAGTGAAAGACCTATGGAAACACGACCGCTGAAAAAGAACGACGGCCGGGCATATCTCGGCCTCCTTGGACTGTTCGCGCTGGCTGCGTTCGTCGTGCTGCCGCTGGCTATCGCGTTCGGCGCCGACATCTCGCCAGGTTACACATTCACCAGCGGGGAGAGGAATGTCACACATACCAAACTGAACAGCTCGGCCGCTGGCACGATCAACACGTCGTTTTACAGCGGCAAAAGCTCGGCCGGGTCGGACCCGAATACGGCCTTTACGTTCCTTCTGCACGACACATCCCTTGACGTGTTCAAAAAAACAACTTTGGCAGTCGGCGTTTTCGACCACGCCGGATTGCTTGCAAGTCGCACGGCAAAAACGGCTCCCGTCCTGGCCGATGCACTGATGATCGAGGACTCGGCGGCGGCGAGCGCATACAAACGAATGACCGCGACGAACTTCCTTTTCGGCGGCACGTCGACCACGGCCCCGACCAATGAAACGACATTCCCGGCGCTTCGGGGCGGGGCGCTTGGGGCGATCACGCTATCGAATATCGTCGGGGGCCTGACGGCTCACCTGCTGCCCACCAACGGGGACGCGATCCTTGTTCTGACCGAAAACGGAGGCCGCGCGGTAAAAACGCTTTCCTTGGCCCAGATGATCACCGGGGCCACCTACGCGACGACGAACGCCGGGACAAACTCCTCGTTGATCTGGGATGGGCAGTTGCGCGCCATCATGGAGACAAACCGGACCTTCGGCCTTGCCCAGTCATCGGCGCCAGCAACCAACGATTGGCTTCAAATGCTGGTCGCCGGCTCCTTGCGCAAAGTCATTTTGAACGATCTCCGTCTGCCGCTTGGCTATCAGAACATCGTTCAATCTACCTACACCGGGACAACCAACATTGTCTGCGTCGGGAACTGGTCGAACGTCACGACGATCGGAACGAGCACGCTTTCAAACGCTATCACGCCGCGGGCGTCGAGCAGCAAGATCCTTGTGCGGCTCGTCCTGCACGGATGCGGCGCGGGTAACAATCAGCCGGGGTTTGCGCGGGTTCTGCGGGACGGGTCCGCGATCGGCGTTGGCGACACAGATGGGTCAAATCGGACGGAAGCCGGCACGATTTTGCCGAACTCGACCGATCCTGAAACAACGGTGTGGGAGTGGCTTGATTCACCGGCCACAACTAGCGCCGTCGGGTACAACGTGCAGGTCACAGCCACCGCGAGCACGACCGTTTACATCAACCGAACGAGCAACGACACGGACAACGCAAACCATGGGCGACTTGTGTCCACGCTCACACTGACGGAGATCCTGCAATGAACCTTGCCACCATGGCCGCCTTTGTCTGCGGCAAGGTTCGCCGCTCTGACGCTGGGAGCATTGCCAAGTGTAAGGAATTCCTTCGCCAGCGGTACCAGGTGCTTTACGATGAAAGCCTCTGGCGGGATTCGGTGTGGGCGTACGAATTCACATTCACGCCAAACCAGACGGATAAGCCAGAGAGCTACGCAGCGACCTACTTCCTGCCGTCCGTTGTCGATCGTCTTTTGGCTCTTCGGACCACTGATAACTTCATGCGCAGCGTGGCCGAGGAAACGCTCTACCGGTCGAGCATCGACGAATTTGCCCAGAGCGGGACGCCTGTCCGATTCACAACAGGGGCGCCCGTGGTGGCCATCATCCCGGAGGATTACCCCTACAGCGACGCGCTTTTCGTCTCGGCGGCCGTTGCGGATGCCGGGATCGAATATTCCGTCACATACATCGACGCCAACGGGGACAGGCAATCAATCTCTACCACGTTCGGCGCAGGCTCACAGGTGGCCGAGGATGTTCGCGTCCTTGAACGTGCCACAAAGCTTGCCACGACCGCGGCCGTCACGTTCCAGGGGTTCGAGGCTGCCGTTGACATCATCTCGGCAGCAGCAGCGGCTACAGCTTGGCCGGCGCGCACCCCGATCAAGCTCATCCCGATTCCCACCGCGGCCACCGTGTTCCGCGCGCTGGTCAAAAAGAAAGTCCTGCCGCTTGAGGATGATAACGACGTACCAGAGCTGCGCGGCGTAGACAATGCGTTGTTGGCAATGGCGCAAGGGGACATGCTGGAGCGTGAGCGGCAATACGGGAAGGCCGCCCAAAAGCACGGCGAAGGACTCGCGCTCCTGCAGGACCTGAAGAACCGCGCCTGCTACCAGGAAGACCAGCAAATGCAGATCGTTCCAGAAGTGACCGAGCCATCCGGCCAAGTTGAAGAGTGGAGCGGAAAAAACTACTGGTGACCAATGGGACTCCGCTTCATCGACACGCTTGACGACGCGACGCTAGACGCCGAGCAAAAGAGCTGGGCCGGCGGTGCGGACGAATTTCAGACGCCAACCATGCTCCCGCCGAACGTGGGCGGGCAGCTCGTCAACTGCATCGTGGAAGACAACGGCCGGCCGCGAAACCGGCCGGGGGCTGACCCGCTTGGTGACGCCGTCCTTGACGCTGGCCAACGCGTGCAGGCGCTCGCATACTTCGACACGCCGTCGCTCGAGTATCTTTACGCCTCGATCAATCTGTCGCTGCGCCAGTGGACCGGGGCTGCATGGTCGACGATTGCGGCCTACCCGTTCGGAGCTAACTCGATCGTTGACATGGTCCAGGGCGATGACCTGCTTTATTGCACGTCCGGGACCGGGGAGTGGTTCACCTACAGCGGATCGGCGTGGAGCGCGGGCCTCGGCTCCGGGGCAGGCGCGACGGGCGATCCGCCAAACGGCGCAACGATCCTTTGCTGGCACACAAACCGGATGTTTGCCACGGGCGCGATCGGTAGCTATTACGATCAGATTTACGTCTCATTTATTGCTGGCGCCGGGGCTAACCAGTGGAACCACACGGACTTCGCCTTTCGTGTCGGCCGCGGCGAGGGCGAGCGTATCGTTGCCATGGCAAGCGGCCGTGGAAACTGGCTGTTCGTCGGCAAGGAAGGATCGATCTTCGCCGTCGACACTGACCCGGCTGCCACGACTGCGGCCGCATGGTTCATCTATCGAGTGTCGAAAGACCTTGGCGTGATTGGTAAGCGTGCAATGTTGATGGCAGGCTCCTCTCTCTGGGTCATCTCGTCCGATCTGGCGCTTCGCGAGATCCTGCCGTCAACCGTCGAGGATACCCCGTTTGAAATCGCCCCGCCGGCTAGTGAGCCAGCCAAACCGTATTTCGACCGCATCAACCGCGCGGCTCAGTCGAAGATCGTCCTGCACAAGTACGGCCGATACCTCATGGCCGCGGTGCCGTTGGATGCGGCGACCGAGCCGAGTCACGTCCTTGTCTGGAATTTGCGCCTTCGAGCGCCTGACGGCCGCCCTGCGTTCATTGGTGTTTGGACTGGATGGACGCCCACCGTCTTTGCGACGACGCGCTTTGCCGGCGTGGAGCGGTTCATCATCGGGGATTCGGCCGGCTACGTCAACGAGTGGAAGGACTACGAAGACCAAACCGAGGATGCCACTTACCAAGACAACGGCGAGGACGTTCTTTGCACGATCCGCGGTCGGTCGTGGGACTTTGGGAGCCAACGCAATCCGAAGGACGCGGAGAGCTGCGAGCTGCAATTTGTGGACTCGACGGCGGACGTTGACGCCGTGGCCTACTTCGACGGCGAAGAGCAACTGCGCTGGAGTCTGAGCCTCGAGGAAACGCAAAACGAGCTTCCATTGGATCTTCCGTTTGATTTGGCCGTTCTTGGTCCTACCAGAGCACCTAAGAACATGGATGATCTGGTTGAATTCCGTGAAATGTATCTTGAGATCGTGCAGACTACGGCGGGCCGGGTGGAGTTGAAATCAATGGCGGCCAGCGCCTTTGCCAACACGCAGGCAAACGAATGAAGAACCGAGACGCGATTTTGACCGAGGCGAGCAACGGGAACCTGGCGGCGCTGGATTTCCTGAAGGCGTTCGCGCGGCGGGCGCATTGGGTGGATGACCTTTGCGACCGGGACCAATGCTGGGATGGCCCATGGTACGCGCCGGAGAAGTTCGCCCAAGAGGAAGCCGACTGGCTTACGGTCCTGACCGGCAACCCGTTCTTCCTGGCGCACCGGGCACAGCTCGTCCCGTCCATGGTTCTCGCGCTCTCGGCGTGGGCTGACTCACACAAGTTTTCCGCCGGCCAAGAGTCAGTGCTGAAAGGCCAATGGCACGAAGTTGTTTGGCTTGTGGCGTGGCTTACGGGCGGGTGGGAGGCGATGCGGCAGGCGTGCGCGAATCGGGAGTATTCGGTTGATGTTCCGATCGGAGTGAACAAGCCGGGTTACTCGACGATGTTTTACGACGGGAAAACTGTTTGCCGCCATCAGCCACTTGGGCCGATGTGTGGGGAATGCTTGGCTAAGGATGCCGCGGCAGCGGACAAGGAAGGAGCAAATGGGGCTTTGCGATAACGATCCTCCCGATCCATCAAAGGGCTACATCGCCGGCGCTAAAGCCGACCTTGAGACGATGCAGCAGCGGCGAGCGATCGAAGTCGCCGCGATGCTCGGCCGGGGTGTCAACGTCCGGATGCCTGGCGCGAAGGGCGATCAGGCTTTCGACTTTACCGGATTCGGCGATGCCGACTTTGCCGCCAATTACGGCGATCAACTCGTCGGCCAGATGCTGCAGATCCAGCGAGATCTTGGTCCGGCCTACGTCGAGCAGCGCCTCGCCGAGCTTGAGATGGCCGATCCGGAAGGTGCGGCGATGCGGCGCCGCCTCTGGGACGTCATCAAGACCGGGGTCGAGGCAGGCCCGACCGACCGCCCGGACCTGCAGGCGCTCCAGGACAGCATCATGCAGGACATGGAATCGGCCGGGACGCTGTCCGACCGCACGCGCCAGCAGGTATCCCAAGGCGTTTTAGGCGGGCAGGTCGCGCGCGGGAACTATCTGGGCAACGCGGCGGCATCGGAAGAAGCCGGCGCGCTTGTGCGCGCGGGCGAGGCGCAGCGAGCGCAGCGCCAGGCGCAGGCGATGGCTTTCCTGACTGGTCAACTGTCGCCAGCCGACGCCGCGCAGAGAGAGAGCCAACAGAATATGGCCAATCTCGGAGCGTTCATCGGCGGGGAGACACCGCAAGCGCAGTTCGGTCAACTGTCAGGCGCGCAAGGCGGCGCCGCCCCGTTCGGTGGAAATGCACCAGGGACCGGCGCCGATCCGGCCGCTGGATTGATAGGTATGGACTGGCAGAATGCCCGCTATGCTGCACAGCAGCAGCAGGTCAATCCGTGGATTGCCGGCATCGGGGGAGCGTTCGGGGGCGTGGGCATGTATTACAACATGGGCGGCGGTGGCAACCGTGGCGTAGCCCAGCCGGCCGGGCTGATGGGCGGATGGCAGCAGAATTTCGGCGCCGCAAACGCGGGCCAGGTCTGAACAAAACATATGAGCAAAAAAGCACAGCAAACGGAGGGGCTTGCAGCCCCGCAGGAGTTCAACGAAGAGGCGATCACCGCGACTGAGACACATCCAACGCCAAAAGTCTTGGTCGCCCGTGACAAGTTCATCTATGCGGCCCAGCGTCCCACGCGGGACGTGACGATCCCAGCATCTGGCGGACGCACCCGCGTCGTGGTGGTCGTCGACAAAGACAAGTTTTGGAGCGTGTTCGGCCGGGAATTGTCGTCGCGCGCGTCGTGCCTGACGGTGAGGCCAAAAAGCGGGCATGTTCTGGTGTTCGACAAAGCCGGCGAGATGCTGGCCAAGTACGAATCCAAGGCGGACGCCCGGGCGCGGCTCAAAGAGGCGCAGGTCGATCTGTCAACCGTCGCCAACGCGCATTTATTGAAAGATTGACCACGATCCAACAGAACGACGCAGCAGCGAAGCGCGTGGACGTCCTCCAGCATGCGCTCGCTTCATTTCCGCCGGTCGAATGCCCGGTCGTGCATCGGTTCACTCCGGGGCTGTATTCCCGCGAGATGCTGATGCCAGCAGGGTCGTGCGTTGTTGGGTGCATCCACAAAACGGAGCATCAATTCGCCGTCCTGTCGGGGCTCGCCTACGTGTGGAACGGGGAAAGCGTAGAGTTGGTCGGGCATGGGTTTGTTGGCGTAACGAAGCCGGGTGCCCGGCGGGTGGCCCTCGTAGTCGAGGATTTCCGCTGGGTTACGTTCCATCCGACGACCAAGACTAGCATGAAGGATCTGGAGGATGAGCTGGTCGAGAAGCCAGATGTCGGCTACGTGGCGAGCGACCCGGAAAGCCAAGCGCCGCTCGCTGACATCACGCGGGCGCTGTTTGGGTTGGCAAGCATCGAGAAAAAGGCAATCACATGAGCTGGGGAGCAATAGCGGCGGCAGTGGTGGGCACGGCGTTATCCGCTGGGGCAGCGGTGGCGATGCAGCCCGAGTATTCCGACCCGAAGAAGCAATCGCGGAAGGTCGTCAACGCGGCGCTGAAGGCACTGCCGGGCCAGCGCAAGGCCGAAGCCGCCGCGCGCCTTGGCGTCGAAGTCGAATACGAGGCCGACAACTGGATCCGCCCGCGGGACGCCTATAAGCAGGGCCTGATCACTAAGGAGCAATGGGATTACTTCCAGGACCTGAACGAAGAGGGGTCCGGCGGGTGGATGCAGGACAACCTAATCCCCGGGACGGAACCGATCGCGAGTGGCCCGGGTAAACCGGACGACAACCGCAAGGGCAAGCATTTCGGCTACGGTGTCCGGGTCAAAGACGGGAAAATGCAGATCAACTTGGGCAAGCGGAAGGCGGACTTTCGCGGGCTCGGGGACGCCGAGGTGCAAGGGCAACTCGCGCGCCAAATGGCCGAGGTGCAGATGGACCTGCAAAAGAAATACGGGGCCGACTTCGTCGAGGAAGCCCGGAAGCAGCAGGAGTTGGCCGACCCGGAAGGAGCGGCCGCCCGGCGGATGCTGGCCGACGAGGTCAACCGGATGGAAGACGAGCGGGCGACCCGAAGGCGTCCCGTGGCCGACGCGCTCGACGCTCAGATCATCGGCGATCTGACGTCTGGAAGCGGACTGGACGCCGAGTCAGACGCGGCCATTGCCGAGGTTCTGGCGCGCCGAGGCGGAACCACTCTGGGCGACGACGACATTGCCGCGGCGCTCGAAAGTGGGATTGCCGGGGACGCTCGCACAAGCGCCCGGATGCAACGAGCGTTGTCCTACCTGGGCAGCGGCAACTCGCCCACGGATGCGGCGTTTAGGGACCGCCAGCAGAGCGTGGCGAACATGGCCGCTTTTCTTGGCGGGCGGACGCCTCAGAGCCAGTTTCAGGGCAACCAGGCCGCCCAGCAGGGGGCTTCGCCGATGCCGCAGGCCGGCGGACTTCCGAACGTGCCAGGGAATCTCAACCAGCAGGCCGGCCAAGTCGGACTTGGGGCTTATCAGTCGGGCGTTAGAAACGCCGCGGTCAACCCGTACATGGCCGGCCTGGCGCTGGCCATCCAGGGCGCTGGGACTGCCGGGCAAGCAGGATGGCAACCGCTCAAAAAGTGACCTTATGACACCGCAGGAATTGCAGATACTTTTGGGGACGATGCGCGACGCCGGGGACTCGTTCGCACGCAATCGGCAGATGACCGCACGCAAGCAGGATGTCGACCTTGATCGGGCCATGCGGCAGGACGAGGCGGCATCGGACCGTAATTGGCGTTCGCAGGAGGCCGAGAAGGATCGTGGACTTCGCGAGCGAGAGCTTCAGGAAAACCGGGACTGGCGCGAGGAGATGAAAAAAGCGCAGTCGGAGGCAAACGCGGAGCAGCGCGAGGCGGCAATGTTCAGGGTTCTAGGCGAGATGAACGAGGCCGGCGCCCTGACCGACGAGGGGCTGGCCGTCATGCAGCAGCAGATCGAGAAGAAGTTTGGGCCGACGGGGATCGGTGTGAAGCTGTTCCGGCGGCCGCCTCCTAAGGTGGTTTCACCTTCTGCGGACAGGGATAGGCTTGATCTTGCCGAGGATTACCGGGCGCGGATGGCGGTGTCTAAAGATCCCGAGGAACAGACACGATTCAAGGCCATCGCCGAACGGCTGGAGCGCGGTGGGACGCCGGAATCCGAGGGGTCGGCCGAGATCACGGAGGAAGTCGGACCAATCGACCCGCTGACCGGCAAAGGCAAGGCCAGCGTTCGGCGCAAGGTGCCACGGGACGCACTCGCGGATGAGATGCGGCGCATCAGTGGACCGGCGACCGGCGACGTGCCAGAAGCGCCCACAGACCCGAAGGCGCGCAAACCCGGGACGGTTTATCAGACGCCAAAAGGGGCGCTGAAATGGACCGGCACAGGATGGGTGAAGCCGTGATTTATGCCCGAAATCGAGCTTTCAGATGCGGAGGTGTTTGGACCATCCGACGGCGAGCTGTCAGACGCTGACGTTTTTGGCTTAGAAGCCCCGGGCGTCTTGGGTGGAATGGCGTCGTCGTTGGAGCGTGGCGTCAAATCCGCCCAGATGATGGCGCCGACGCTGGCCTTGGCGGGCTCTCCACAGCCCGGGGCGACCATGCGCCAGCAGCACCGGGCGTTCACTCAGGCGATGGAGGATCCCCGTTACGGCTTCGGCCTTTCGCTGGCCGGGGATGACCCGGCGCAAATGGCCAAGGTCGAAAGCCTGTTCGGGCCCGGTCGAAGGCTTGAACAGCACATCGAGGCGCCCAAGGCCGCCATCCGCGAAGTGTGGGCTGGCGTCGTTTCTGAGATGGCCGGCGAGCGTGAAGCCATCCCGAGGAGCAAAGCCCAGCAGGAACTCGCGGCCGCGAAGTCCTCCGGGGACAAGTGGGCGGTGTTCCGTAAGTATCCCGGACAGGTCGTTTCCTCGATCGTTCTCGAAAGCCTTCCGCCGTCGCTTGCAGGCGCCGCGGTGGGTGGCGTGACAGGTGGCCCGGCGGGCATGGCGGCGGGCGTTGGTCTGTCCAGCGCGGCCAATGAGTTCTCTGCGGAATTCCTCGGGGAAGCCCAGCGCGCCGGCTACGACCCGACCAAGACCGAGGATCTTGCCCGGTTCCTGACGTCGCCGGACTATGACACCGCGGTGTCAAAGGCCCTGACCCGGGCGACAATCGTAGGCGGTGTTGACGCGGCTACCGCTGGGGCCGCCGGGAAGTTCATTCAGCCTGCGCTCAAGCTCGGGCTGGCCAAGGTAGCGCTGGCGACCGGGAAAGAGGCCGCCATACAGGTGGGCGGCGGTGTTGGCGGCGAACTGGTGGCGCAGGCGGCCACGAAGGGCGTGCAGCCGTTCGACTGGTTTGATATCGCCATGGAGGGCATTGCGGAACTGGCGACAGGCCCGGCCGAGGCTTACGGCAACATCCGGGCAGCACAGAAGACGGTGGGGGCACCGGCGGAATTGCAGGATCGCGCGATCGGCATCGTGGCCCCGCCCACACCGGGACCGCCGGGGCATGCGCCGATTGGACAGCCTATTGGCCGGGTCAACGCTGAAACCCCGGCACAGGCCACGCCGGCCGCGCCGGCCGCCCAACCGACATTGGACTCGCTGAAGGAACTGCAGGACGCAATGCGCGGCAATCAGGTGCGGCCGGGCCCGCTTATTCCGCGTCAGCAACCGGAGATCGCAACGCCTCAGCCGGATGTGCCAGTCGAATCGAGGGATATTGAAGCGGAGGTGAAGGCTCTCCTTGCGCGAAAGCGAGAGACCGTTTCTAAGGAAGATCTGGCCAACCGCGAGTTTGTCCGGCGATCGAACGAAGAGGCCAAGAAATACATCGAGAATCCCGACAAGTCTTACGAGACGCTGGCGGATGACGAGTTGCAGATGCTGGCCGCCCTTGGCGACGGGAAGGCCCGGGCAGAGCGGAGGAAGCGCAAGAGCGCGGCCGTGCGCGATGACAAGCTGGCGACGGCAGAGCCGCAGATTCAGACGGTGGAAACGGCAGTTAAGGCACCGGATGCGCCAGCGGCACCGTCTGAGATCCCGGAGTATTGGAAAAAGCAGGAACGCGAGAGGAAACAAGCGGAAGACCTAGAGATCATGGCGTCCGTCTTGCGGACCGTTCCAGGGCTTCAGAACTACGTTGGAGAAAAGAAATCAACAGCCGACAAAGCACCCGACCAACCCACCCGCGTTTCCGTTGACGACATGGACGCAATCGAGCGCGCCTTGGATCGAGCGGAGCCAAAACTAGCTTCAGCCGCCCCGGAGTTGCAGGATCGGGACGTGGGGCTTGTGGCACCGGAGCCACCGGGACCACCTGAGACACCGAATGTCCAACCGATTGACGCCGCGCCGGAACCTGCCACAGTGCCTCCAGTTGGGCCGCGCGCCCCAGAAACTATCACCGGCTCCAATGAGGGAAAAGCCTCTGAAATGCCGGCGGAGGTTGGTGCGAGTCCTTCCCCCAGGCGCGCGGCCCGGCGCTTCTCCGATCGCCCCATCGACATCATCGACCACATCGAGGCCGAAGTTGGCAAAATCCGCACGATTTCAGCCGCGAACAAGCGGGATGCGTCGTTGTACGAAGGCTGGCAGGAATTGCGCTCTTTAGGGGCAGCCCGGCGCCTGCTGAGCGCATCCGGGAACGCTGTTCCACCGGACATTGCCTTGAAGGCGATGATCGACAAACGGGTCTTGCCTGAGTCTGCCACAGTTGACGATTTCCGGGATGCCATCCGAGACGCTGCACTGGCGCGACGAGGTGACCGAAAATCAAAGACGGCCGAGGGGCGCGCCCTGGAAACCGAGGAACAGCAATACGAGGCTTTCAGAAAGACCGGAATCAATCGGCGCAATGTTCCAGGCGTGCCGGTGACAGACTTGATCATTGGTGACGAATTCACCTTGAACGGGACCAAGGTCAAGGTGGCGGATTTCATCTTGGACGAGGACACGCAGGACGTGATCGCAGTCATCCTTGAGGATGGGAATCGGTTTGGCGTGCAGCGCGTCGACGGGCAGGAAGTGATCCGTCCGGACGAAGGGAGCTTGAAGAGGGAGGCGGCGGAGTTTGGGCCGGCAGAGGAACCGGAACCGGCGCAATCCAGTGGGGAAAAGTTCAAGGCATACCTCGCAGAGATGGACCAGCGCAAGGCGGCCAAGAAGGTTAAGATTGACGAGACAGTCAGTGAAGCCGGCGAATCTGGAACCGTTGAACTTACGAGCCAGAAAGACTCCACACGCAGGCTGATTGTCAGCCAGGAGCCAACGGATCCAACACAGTGGCGAGTAACGCGGATCGATTCCGTTGGGCCTGCTGGGCATAATGTTTTTCCTACCCGCGACGCTGCGCTGCGAGCGGCCGCCGGCGAAGGGTTTTCAACTGCCGTCTCGGGGCCTCCCTATTACGATGTTGTGGAATACAAGGTTTCGCGTGTTCGAAGCAAAAAGCCAACCCAGCAAAACCCGGGACCAACCCAGCAAAACCCGGGACCAACCCAGCAAAACCCGCCCCAAAGCGAGCAAACCGCCACGATTCCGAGCAAACCACCTAAACCGCCCACCATCAAAGCCGGCCAGCGCCAAGGCGACCTCCTCGGCGGCGCCGACGTAGAATTCAACCTCTACGGCGAGAAGACTGCCGACGGCGACCGCGCGGCGCGCGAGGCGGAAGCGGCCGCCCAAGCCAAGCGCGAGGGCGAGGAGTTCGCGCGGAAGAATCAGGGGGAGCTTGGGACACGACCTGTCCCACCCGTTGACGAGCGTGCTACACCGCCCGCCATGAGCCTTGAAAACGAGGCCGGCAAACAACCTGAAGGCTCCGAGTCGCCTGCCAGCCAGGGCGACTCAGTAGACTGGGATTCATTGCTTGAGGAGTTGACCGCAAATCTCGATTCATTTTCACCGGCTCGCGATACAGGGCGAAGAAACTACGATCTTGATGACATGGCGCAGCGGTTCGTTGATTACGCCAAAACAGACAAAGACGGCAGAACTCTCAAAGAGCTTGCCAAGGCGTTTTCTAAGATAGACAGCGCATCAGCATCACAACTTAAAAAACTTAGGGCGGCGATTGCTGATGTTGCCAGCAAGCGATCTGGCCCCATCGAACGCGCCCTTGACGCTCTCAAAATCGAAGTCAAGCCAGGCGTTCAGGCGTTCGGCCTGCTGCCCGAAGTCTGGAATCAGGTGATCGAACTTGTCCGGACGGCCTATCGCGCCGGAAAGTCCATCA